GACATCCGCTGGACCTTCTACCACGATTATTCTTTTGGCTTTTGCCCATTCCTCCTGCTTACCATACAGTATATGCTTGTAATGTATCACCTCTCTTTTTGTTGGGCACGATAAATATTTGAGTTCACTTTTCCCGGTGTAGTCACGGGATTGAAAACTCACTACCTTCCCATTCCACACAATCGGGATGAGTATGCGAAGGTTATATGAAATGCCGTCCAGGAAGCTCACAGGCCCAGTTTCCATCAACCCCCATTCTTTCTCCATTTTTTCAGGGTCAAACCCTCGCCTTTCCAGGTATTTTCGCCCTCGTTCAGTTAAAGGTCCGTGTGGTTTAGGAAAACTGAACGGGTGAATTGCCACTTTGCGATTTGTTGTTGTCCTCCTGGGCGTTTTTCGTAGTCTGTACTTTTTCAGTAGTTCTACCACCCGGTAGCCTGGGATGTTCAATAATTTGCTTAAAGCATCTACCGCCGAGTGGGTTCCACAACGCCAACAATGTGCCGATCGCCCATCCTCCGATATTCCTAAATGGAATTTTCTTGAACCGCAAAACGGGCAGTTTACGTTTATCCAGCCTTTTGTGGAGTGCTGGTGCCCCTCAGTTACATGAGGGACACCATAATCTTGAAGGAGACGTTCAATTCCCATAGGAAAACACCTCTTTTAGTTCATGAAACGTCTTTTGAATTTTGTATCCTGACCACCCTGCTTTTTTCAGAGCGGTTTTGATGACAGTTTTACAGTGTTTAGGTTTCTCCGTGGGAAGGTTCAGTTCCTTTACCAGCTCACATATTAGTTTTGCCTCGGGAGATAGTTTGCCTAGGATTTCTCTCCACCTTTCTTTAGCTGTTAACTTGTCCTCAGGACTAAGCATTTGCAAATTGAAGTTTTCCCAGTCGTCTGTACTGCTTTCTTTGCTGTTTCTGCGTTGCTCCTTTTGTGTTATATTGTTTAATCTGTTGGTAATTGTGTGGTACATAAACGTGCTTTTTTGCCCTCTTTGAGGATTATATTTAGGCTCTGCCTCCAGATATGCGAGGCAGGCCTCACTAAGTAATTCCTCAAACTCCATCCCTGTTGACCTGGTGTAACTCCAGGCGATTTTTCGGATTAGGTTTAGATCGTCCGTTATCATTACTTTTCCTCCTCCTTGTTTTTGTAGGACTCTATTAATTGGCTTATTAAAGAGTCCTCGTTTGTTTCCTCTCCGTCCAGGACCTTGTCCAGCACCCGCCGCTTAGAGTCTAGCAGGCGAGCGATTTTTTCCTCAATCGTACCTTCGGCTAACAAGTAGTAAACGTTGACCGAATCCTTCTGCCCGATTCTGTGACAGCGGTCCTCAGCCTGTTGAAGCTCTCCAGGCGTCCAGGGTAGCTCTAAAAATGCTACACTTGACGCGGCTGTAAGGTCAATTCCTGTACCTGCCGCTTGAATATTCCCAACGAAAAGTTTCGTATTTGGGTTGTTTTGAAATGCCTTTACTGCCTCCTCTCGTTTTTCTGCCGTCACAGAACCATCTATCTTTACCGCTACACCTTCAAACTCCTTCATTAATCGATTTACCACCTCCTTGTGAACAGCGAATACTACCAGCTTTTGTCCGTTGGTGTTCAGAAAGTTTTTGATCCAATCAATAGCTTGGTCGATTTTCCCTTTTACAGCCAATTGCTTTAAGGCTTCCACCTTGACCAGGTGTTCTGCTTTTCTAGTTTTTTCGATTTTTTCGATATTTGCCTCCTTATTAAGCAAATAGGCAATAAAGTCGTTTTCAGCTAAGGTGTATTCGTTTTTGTTGTTTATCTCGAGAGGGATATAGGAATACATCTTCTCCGGAAGGTCTAAAAGTACTTCCTTCTTTTTCCTCCGAATCATGACCGACTTCAATTTTTGGTGGAGTTCTTCCTGATTGGACGCCCCCGACACATCCAACCCGAAAGGAGTCTGCTTTGCGTCGCAGTATTTATGAACGTATTCCCACCAGTTGGGGAACAACTGAGGGTCTACCATCTGTATGATGTTGTACCCTTCGACGGGACGGTTTACAATCGGGGTTCCTGTTAGAGCTAGTACATGAGGAATTTTTTGAGCCAGGCGCCTTGTGGCTTTGGAACGCTTCGCCTTCGTGTTTTTGCAGTAGTGAGCTTCATCAACTATGAGTCCTTGCGGGTTGGTTTCCAGGAGAGTGTCAACCCAGTAAGTGAGGATGTCATAGTTAATGACGATAAAGTCGGTTTTGGCAGGGAAGCTGTGCGGAGTAGTTCCGAATAGCACTTCAATCTTTTGTTCTCCCGGAATAGTTTCTTGGATTTCCCTAGCCCACTTCAGCTTCATGTGAGCGGGACAAACTATGATTACTGGCCGCTTCTCTGGGTGAAGAGCAAACCAGGCAATTGACTGAATTGTTTTCCCCAAGCCCATCTCGTCTCCCAGGATGGCGCGTCCTTTTTTTACCTCCATGAAAGCTACACCTTTTTCCTGAAACGGGAAAAGAGTCCTTTTGAGTTTGAGCGGAGGGAGCGTAAGTGAGATGTCGTCAATGGTAACGGTTTTCCGGTGGACGATTCTCTTAATTTGTTCATCAATCTCGAACCCGTTTTGTTCTAGTATTCTCAAGGCTTCTGGAGTCACAGGGCAAGTCCAGTATTTACCATCATTGTGGAAACGTCGGCCTGGGATACTCTTCACCACTTGAAGAGTATTCCAGTCGAAGGTGAACCTTATCTGAATGGTGTTGGGATTGACTAATTTTGCGATCTTTGTTTTGGTTTTGGTTGGTCTATTAATAACTTGAATTTCCCCAAAAAGTTCTTCCACATCAAACCCGGCGGCCTTTAGCTGGTTGTGATACTTCTTTAACATTTTCTGGGCAGCTTCAGCCTGCCTCTTAGTCCAATATTTTTGAGAGGCGAGGCTATGCCCAAACTCTGCGTCATATCTGCTGAAACCTTCACCATCCTTCGTCTCTGCGTAGTCACACTTCCTAGCCAGGTGTTTTACAGCCTCCTGGAGTTTTTCTATCGTTGTCATCATGTCGTCCCCCTTTATCTTGTCTTTATTATTATTATAATAGGTAGGGATTTACCTGTCAACCCTTTTTTGAAAAAAAAAATTAATTTTTCCTCGGAAAAATTCAAACTAAATTCCTCCTATCCTGTATAATAAGAATGAGGAGGGAAAATGACGTGGTTAAATATTCTATCGTTTCAACCTTAAGGAAGAAGGAAAATTCATTGGTTGAAAAGTGGTTATTGGAATACCCTGAGCGTAAGTCTGAGTACGAACAGAAAAGGAACGAGCTTTTGTCACTTTTTCCCTCCTCTTCCTCCTCCTCTTTCGATAGAGTGCCGCCTCCGAAGAAGAAAACCCAGTTTAGTGATCCGACGTTTCAGCAGGCGGCACTCCTTATTAAGAAACTTGACAATTTTTATCGGTGGTTAAAACTCGTGGAGGAGGTAGAGGCTATCCTCCCATACAAACTAAGACTCATCCTTCACCTCAGACGTGAAGTTTACAAAAATTCTTCTCACCAACGTGAGCGCGGGAGACCTTCTTGGATCCCTTATGTACAACAAAAATATTGTGAAACGATAGCAAAAAAAGAAGAAAAACCTATTGAGGAGGTGTGGGTATCCTCCCCCTCTACCTTTTCAAAGTGGTGGGGGAGGATTGTTGACTTTGCCGCGAGAGAGGCGGCTAAACGTGGGCTGTTAAAAACAGAGGACAGAAGGAGTGATGAAGAATGCAAAGGATAATCAAGGATTCAGTTATTCCTTCAAACACCGATAAAGTTGCGATCGGAGCCACAATTGTTTCTAATCGAAAGGAAGTTTTTGACAGATTCTCAGAACAAGTTAGGAATGGAGAACGGTATATAATTCAGTACCTTGAGGGGAAAACTAAGAATGCCGAAGGAAACGACGTGCTCACATCAGAGATCCTAGTTCATCCTTACCCAGACGTGCTGGATGAAATTGTGGATGCGGCGAAAGCCGCTTATAAACTTCTGAACAAGAGTCGAATGGACAATTATACCGTGAAGGTACTTTCTACAATGGCACTTGTCCTCGCATTGTTAGGGGAGAAATAAGAATGGAGAAAGAATATGTGGTGATGATGTTGATGCTTGTCGCCTATGTTATCGGACTTATAGTAGGGTATTTTATACTGTCCGATAAATAGGAGTGGAAAGAATAGGCAGCAGAGGGGGTCACCAGCATGTCAAATGAATATCATTACTTTGTTGCTTTTTGTTTTTGGGCCAGCAAAAATGGTAATGCAGGATTTGGAAGGACCCTGGTTACAATGGACCATCAGGTGCAAAGTGTAGAGGATATTGAAGGTATCGAGGCGGGTATTAGAGAAAAACTCAATCTACACAAGGTCGTGGTACTTAACTGGAAGCGCCTATAGGGGGAGGTAAAATGGACGTTAGAGAGGTTGCCAGCAAACTGAAGGTTAGAGAGGTAACAGTTAGAAACTGGCTTCAAAATGGAAAAATGAAAGGTATCAAAACACCAGAAAGAAGGTGGGAAATATCCGCGGAAGAAGTTGAAAGAATGCGTAAAATGAGAAAAAGGAGGAGAAAAGAAGAACTTCCGGAAATTCGTAAAGCGGTTCGAAAGGAACGTCGGAAGCGAAAACTTCCCAACCATTTAAGGAATGCATTTTGGCAATTCGTTCTTTACGAGGTACTTGAAGGGAGGAGAATGTAAAGTGCTGATATTTTTCAAGGTAATTAATGGTCCTGATGAGGGCATTTCTTTCCCCTTAGGCACAGATAAGGAGTTTGTTGGACGTATTGATAGGTTTCGTGTTTGGATGGATGGTCAGGATGTGGACTTAGAAATAACGCAGGTTTCTGAGGCGGAAAACCCTACGCTTGGGTGCGGGGTTAAGTGGCACTTTCCTAAAGTAAAAACAAAAAACGACGTGAAGGCGCAGGTGGACAAGATTGCAGAGGAGTTAAACGAGGTTTTTTTAGCAGGGTTTAATAAGGGTTTGATAGATGTGGCCTACGAAGCGTGGGACGTGATACAGGCCACGGAAACGCTTCTTAGAATGCTTCGGAAAGAGGGAGTGGATGTAGGGGTCATTAGGGAAAAGGTTATGCAGAGGAATGCTGAAAGAGGCAGGTATGAGGAGGAATAGGGATGGAGTTTGCTCCTGAGAACGTTATGGGGCCTGAAATGTTTGACAAGATTGAAAGGCTATATATTATAGGAGAGGAAGGGAGGGTGTGTTCAAATGCAAAGGGTTGAACAAATGGAAAGGAATTGGGAAGTGTTTGCTAGAGAGTTGGAACGCGTTAAAAAGTTGAAAAAGAGCAAAGGCGAAGAAAGCAAGGGTTTAGCAGGGCCGTACGGCATAATCAAACGCGTTATAAAAGTACATGATTTCCCTGCTGGTACCATATTCCCTGAAGTATACGGCTCATATGATGGCTACGTGATCACCACTACGGAACATATTTTTTGGGTACTGATTTCAAGCTACAAGAAATGTTGTGAAGAGTGGGGCTGTATAACCAGCGAGGACGAGGATGATATTGGCTATTATGTGGGCAAAAGACTTTTGGATGTAGAGGTTACAGATATTGCTTTCAATAAGAGAGTGCTTGAACACCTGGACAAGGCACGAGAGGACCATATTGACTATTCTGGATGTGTTCCTGAGGTGGAACAAACGGTGTTTGTTAACTTTGTAACCCATGTCGGGGAGTTTCAGCTGGTCGTTTACAACCTTCACAACAGCTATTACGGCCATGAGATTCTGTTGGCTTATGATGACAAAGTGCTCATGAATCCTGAAATATGAGAGGAGGTCAGAGGAATGCGGGAGATAAAGTTTCGTGCCTGGGACAAAGAGAAAAAAGAAATGCTTTGGCTGGACGGCAAACCTACAGCGGAGTTTGCTTTTTGGGCAAATGGTGATGTTGTAGTTGTGCCTTGGAATTCCCGCACTTACCAGGAAATACGACGCGGTAGAATGGTTATAATGCAAAGCATTGGGCGGACAGACGCGAACGGTGTCGAAATTTACGAAGGTGATATCCTGGATACAGGCTTTTTTGGGTTGATTGGGAGGGTTGTATATTGCCCAAGAACTGCTCGTTTTGTTGTGGCGGACAGAAAAGGTAATTTTACCAGCGGTAGGTGGGATGAGTGCAAGGTTATTGGGAATATTTTTGAAACCCCAGAATTGTTGGAAGGGGGAGGCGAAAAATGAAATTAGAAAATTCGATGAAGATTCCAGATATTGGGTTTGAACAGCTTCCCCTTGATGAGCTTAAAAGGAGGGTGCGTTACAACGTAGAAAAAATGAAATGGGAAACGTTCGCCCAGTTGGCACACCACTTGGAACCAAACAAGAGGTATGAACTCGCCTACATAGTGGAAAGAAAAGAGGAAATAGATGAACCTGCTACAACGTACAAGATTAAGATTTATTTCGACGAGTGCCCTTTGAGGTTTGTAGAGAGAATTGGAAAAGTTGTTCGATTCATTTGGAAAAACATGAAAATGATTTGGATAGGAGGAATGGGGTGAACATTTCATGAAAAAAAGCATTTCTCCGCAGGCAGAGTGCATAGCTGAGCTGGTTTCGAAGGTGAGTAAGGGTGATGTTGCTGACTTACTAAAAGCTATCAAGGGACATGGGGGAGAATACGAGGTAAAAGGAGACTTCATTTTTGTACGAAGAAGGCCAAGAAGAGGTGAGTTTAAGACAATTGTGTGCACTATTATTCCCGGGCTACCTCCGAATCTTTTGGTGTCAGAAGTAATGACTGCGCTTTTTGGGTTGAGATGGTCAAGGAGAGTTACGCAGTGGTATTGGGAAGTGAAACGAATCCTTGAGGAACAGGAAGAACCAGACGATGGAAAAGAAAAAGAACCTTCTTCAAAGGCACATTGGGCAAATATAATACAGGTGTTCGCTGGAACGGTTCTTGGGCTTGCCTTCATTGTTTGGCTGTGGGGATTGTTGGCAAATGTAGTGGGGAGGTGAATAAAGTGGGACCAAACCTTTACGAAGAGCACAGTCATGGGATTACAAAGGTAACGTCGGAGTTTTTCTGTAAAAAAGCCGGTTTGGAAATTGTAGGGAGTTTGCTAAAAATTGTGATAGATAGGAATAGGGAGAGGGTGTTTTTGCGCCTGTCTGAGTTGTTGGAGTCGGGGGCTTCGTGTTTCGTGAGGTATGTTTCCAAAGCAGAGCAGTTGGACAGTGAGACGATCCGGGTTTCAACGTCGGTTTATGTGGTTCCAGTTTGGGCAGATTTGGTGAAAATTGTCGAATATGCCCAGACGCTTGTGGAAATGTGTAGGCAGCAAAAAGATTACGGCGAGTTGCGTGGAGGTTTGAAAATGAGGCGTCGGAAAAAGGATTGGGAGTTGTACCTACAGCACTTAGAACGTTTGGCGATGGAATTTGCCTTTTACAGAAGGTTAGTAGAGCATATGAAGGAACAAAAGGAGGACGTAAAATGCTTGAAGTTATCAATTCGGTAACCTTGCAAATAACACGTTTGTTTGTTTGTGTGAGCGGTCTTGTAGGGGTTTTGGCACTTTTAGGTTTCCTGTTGGATAAAGCGTTGAAGTATTGGCTGGTATCGGAGTTAAAAATATTCGGTGAAGTGTTTTGCTACCTCATGATAAAACGCCGAGCAAAGGAAGAAGGTATAGAGTTTTCAGAGAAGTTTTGGACAAAGGTTTGGGATGAATACTTTAGGATTTGAAAGAGGACTTGAAAGAGGTTATTCCTAAAAATTTGAAAAAATAATTTTTTTGTCAATTAAAAAACCTAAAAAGTATGTTACAATGTAGATAGCAACGGATGGGCTTTAGTTGCTTCACTACAACAATAGCACAATGTCCCCCTTTAGAACCTTTTTTGTATCAGAAGGCTTCAAACGAGGCCTTCTCTTTTTATACCTATAGACGTACGCGAGGGTGGTTATAGGAATGAGTCTAACCAACAGGCAGAAACGCTTCATAGAGGAATATTTGATTGACTTGAATGGAACACAAGCCGCGATCCGGGCGGGGTATAGTCCAAATGGTGCTGAAGTTACCGCATGTGAGCTCCTAAAAAATCCTAAGGTTAGGTATGAAGTGGCAAGAGCGATGGCTGAACGTTCTCGCCGTACCGGCATCACTCAGGACCGAGTCCTACGGGAGTTAGCTAAAGTGGCATTTTTCAATGCGGCTGATGTCGTGGACCTAGAAACGGGTAACGTAAAAAAGGATATAGACAGAGAGGATTCAGCAGTAATCGCCGGGATAAAGGTCAAGACTATTCCAACGGAGAATGGGAAAATTATCGAACGCGAAGTCAAACTCTATGACAAGTTACGTGCGTTGGAACTGCTTGGGAAGCACTTAGGAATGCTGGACGACCGGGTCAAGGTCGATATGAACGTTGACCTTACAGAGGTCCTAAAAAAGGCGTGGGAACATGCAAAGAAGGAGAACACGAAAGAAACGAAAGCGGAGAACTAAACCTAGCAGTGGAGTCCATACTGGGCAGGACATCTTTGTCGAAGGGATGATAAAATATATCAACGACCCGGTCCTTTTTGTGAGGAATATCCTTGACGCGGAACCCGATAGTTGGCAGGCTGAAGCACTCAGAGCACTGGCACAGCACCCCCGGGTAGCGATCCGTTCCGGGCACGGTGTAGGAAAGACAGCTTTAGAGGCATGGGCAATGCTTTGGTTTTTGTTTACACGGCCTTTTCCGAAGGTTCCTTGTACTGCACCGACCCAAAGGCAGTTGTATGACATCCTTTGGGCAGAGGCTGCGAAGTGGATGGAACGGGCTCCGGTTTTGGAACCCTATTTTGAATGGCAACGAACGAGAATTGTCCAGAAACAGCATTCTGAGCGATGGTTTGCAGTTGCACGTACTTCGAATAAACCGGAAAACCTTTCAGGGTTTCACGAGGACCATCTGTTGTTCATCATTGATGAGGCTTCAGGGGTACCAGACGAGATATACGAGACGATTGAAGGCACACTTACCACATCGGATTCAAAGCTGTTGATTTGTGGGAACCCTACGCGGAACAGCGGAGAATTTTACAATGCCTTTCACAAAAATAGGAAGCTGTACTGGGTAAAGAAGGTGGCTTGCTCAGACAGCCCAAGGGTATCACCGGAGTACAGAGAACGCCTGGTGATGAAATACGGTGAGGATAGCGACGTTGTTAGGGTTCGGGCTGATGGGGAATTTCCGAAGGCTGAACCCGATACCTTCATTCCGCTTGACATTGTAGAGGCAGCTGTAATGCGAGAGGTAGAACCGGATGGAACACTGGAAATTGGTGTTGATGTAGCTCGGTTTGGTGATGATGAGACTGTAATTGCCGCACGCGTAGGATTGAAATTAGTGAGGTTAGTACCATATCATGGTCAAGATACGATGGTCACCTCCGGACGAGTAATCAGCATGGCGAAGGAATTGATGAAGGAATTTCAGAAAACGAAATGCGTTGTTAAAGTGGACGATGATGGTGTGGGTGGAGCGGTGACTGATCGGACCCGGGAAGTTGTGAATGAGGAAGGATTGCCTATTGAGATTATTGATTGTCACAATGGTGGACGTCCGGAAGATGATGAGCATTACGACGATTGGGGCACTGAAGCATGGGCATATTTGCGAGACTTGCTCAAAAATGAGGACGTGGAGCTAATTAATGATGAGGACTTGATTGGTCAACTCTCCACCCGGAAGTATACCATCACCAGCAAAGGCAAAATCAAGCTGGAGCGCAAGGAAGACATGAAAAAACGAGGCCTGTCCAGCCCTGACCGGGCAGATGGGGTAGTGTTGGCATTCGCTAAACCTATAAGGAGACTGGAAGTTCCCATTTTGGGTCCTGTAGGAATTGAGCGGGCTAGCCTGTGGAGGCGATAACATGAAGAGGCGACGAACAACTATATCTAAAGCTGAAAGAGATTCATTTTTGGAACTTGGGTCTACCGGCCTAAGCAGATGGGGCGGTAAAGTTCATGAGGAATGGCTGTCCCAACTTCAAGGTAAAAAAGCCATCCGTGTTTACAAGGAAATGCGAGACAATGATCCGGTTATAGGCGCGATTCTTTTTGCCATCAAAATGCTGTGTCGTCAAGCCTCCTGGAGAGTTGACCCGGCAGGAGACGATAATGAGGATCTGGAGGCTGCCCGGTTTTTGGAAAGTTGTATGAATGACATGAGCATATCATGGAATGATACCATTAGCGAAATTTTGTCAATGCTCGTGTTTGGTTGGTCTTACCATGAAATAGTGTACAAGAAACGCCTGGGAGACCAGCGCGATCCTTCGAAGCGGAGCAAATACAACGACGGGAAAATAGGTTGGAGGAAGTTACCTATTCGTGCACAGGAGACACTAGCAGGTTGGGTTTTCGATGACGACGGCGGAATACAAGCTATGAAGCAGATGGATCCCCACGAGTACTCGACGAAGGAAATTCCGATTGAAAAAGCGTTGTTGTTCCGCACGGAAACATCGAAGGGAAACCCTGAAGGTCGCTCAATTCTGAGAAACGCCTACCGACCCTGGTTTTTCAAGAAAAATATCGAAACGATTGAAGGGATAGGAATTGAGCGCGATCTGGCAGGTCTTCCGGTTGTGTGGGTACCACCTAACATTGCAAGTCCTTCGACAGATGGAGAAGTAACGGCGCTTCAGAAATTCAAGGACTTGGTGACCAAGATCCGCCGAGACCAACAGGAAGGGATTGTAATGCCTCTGGCATACGATGAGAAAGGGAACAAACTATACGACATTACCCTGTTGTCCGCAAGCGGAAAAAGGCAGTTTGACACTTCTGCAATTATTCAAAGGTACGATGTTCGTATAGCCCAAACAGTTTTGGCGGATTTCATAATGCTAGGTACTCAGAAGGTAGGAAGTTATGCCCTTGCAAGCTCAAAAACGAGTTTGTTTGCAGTGGCCATTGGAGCATTTTTGGACGAAATTGAGAGCATATTCAACACGCATGCAGTACCTAGATTGTTCAAGTTGAACGGTTTCAGAGTGGAAAACTACCCGCAGATTAAGCACGGGGATATTGAGGACGTTGACCTTGAGGAGCTGGGCAACTTCATTAGCAAACTGGCCGGCGCAGGGATGCCGCTGTTCCCCAACGAGGAGCTCGAGCGGTATCTGCTTCAAGTGGCGAACCTGCCGAGCAACGTATATGAAGAGGGATGAGTAGGAAATGCCTATCGAGCCTAATTGGAAAGCAATACAGAGGATAGCGGACGATAGAGTCAACGATATGAAGAGGATATTCCTCCAAGCAGTTTATGCGGTACGTAACAGTCTCGATTTGGACGAATTGGCGGAGGCATTAGAGCAAGGGAACCTGGGCAGAGCTGAGAATGCAATAAATTGGAGAAAATTTGAGGAAAGTTTTTTGGAGTCCTCCAGGGAAATAGTCAGGGAGATTTTCCAGCTTGCTGGTGAAGTTACGGTAAGAGGAGTTCTTACTCGTGGGGTAGGAAAACGTGAAATAAAGAAGGATATGGAGTTAGGATTACGGTTTGACTTACTCAATCCTAGGGCAGTTGAGTTTGTGGATTTGTTTGCAACTGAAATGATTAGGGAAATTTCAGATAGAGGTAGGGAAGCTGTTCGAGGTGTAATTAGGAGAGCAATTAAGGAAGGCGGTCATCCTTTTGATTCAGCAAGAAGAATAGTGTCTCATATAGGGCTGACTGATCGGCAAAGCATGGCGGTTGATAATTACCGGTCGAACTTATTGCTTTTGTCTGCCACAGGAAAGATAACAATGGATGTGGATCAGATTTTAGCCAGGGTTGAGCAATATTCTCAGAGAATGCTTAGACGCAGAGCTGAAACTATTGCCAGGACAGAAACCCTTAGGGCGTGTAACGCAGGACAACGTGAAGCCTGGATTCAAGCTGCGGATAAAGGATATTTAGATAGTGAAAATATGATGAGGAGGTGGATTACTACTCCTGACGATAGGTTATGTAGTCTTTGCATGTCGATGAATGGGAAAAAGGCTCCAATTTATGGGATGTATGATTCTAGCATTTCTGGGCCACCTCTTCATCCTAATTGTAGATGTGCTGAGGGATTAGTTGAGGTAGATTCTTCCACGAGGAGAGCTCCAGAAGAGATCCCTAAAGTAGGACATCGAACAAAAGAGGAATATTTTGGTAGGGAGATGAGTCCTGGAATATTTAAGGAAACTGATTTAGAGGTTATAAGGCAAAGGATTAAGGAGGAAACAGGGGAAGAGCTATCCTTAACTGAGGTAAAAGAAGTTGTTGGTGCAGTGGTGGATTTTACCGATGGAAAATATAAAGAAATTCGTGCCTTCCAACGGGGGGAAGCAGTGCCGTCTCATATTTTGAAAGAGATTAGGAAGAAGGCCGTGTCTGTGGATCGTTTTATAGAAGTTTCTCCCAAATACGATGGACCTCTTTTTAGAGGTGTAGGTTTTGGTGAGGAATTTGTCGATGTTTTTGAGAAGAACCTACAAAAAGGGGCCCGTATAAGCATGGGAGGAACGAGTTCTTTTAGCAGTAGTCAGGTTATAGCTGAATCCTTTATGAAGGCAAATGAAGGTCCGTATCAAGTTTTATATCGGCTTCCAGAGACCAATTATGGAGCAAGTGTAGCTCATCTTAGTCATCATTTTGCTGAATTTGAGGTTCTTGTTCACAGTCGGGCAAGGTTTGAGATAGTTAATATTGAGAAAAAGATTGTTACAGAAGGGGAGAAAATGTTTACCCGATATATTGTTGATATAAAAGAGCTTCCCACATTAGGGCCATCAACGCGTCCGTGGATGCTGAAAGGTCATCTAAAAAGAGAGGAGATTGGGAAAAGGAAAAAAAAGATAAGCGTGAAGGTTCCCCCTACTGTCCCTTTGATTACTCGTTGGGAAATGGATGGAACTTTTGAGATAAATAGAGCCGTAATTAACCCCAATAAAGAATGGGATAAAAGTGGGTGATGTGCGATGCCGTATGCGAGAAACAGCGACCTTCCCAAGTCTATAAGGGATGCCCTTCCTACAGAGGCTCAAACCATTTTTCGGCGGATTTTCAACGCCGCGCTGGAGCAGTATAAAGATGAGTCCAAAGCCTTCGCAGTTGCTTGGGCGGGTTTGAAAAACGCAGGCTGGGAAAAGCGGGGTGATAAGTGGGTGAAGGTTGAAAAGGACTTTTCTAGGTCGTTCAATATTGAAAAGAAGGATGACGAACGTAGGTTGGTGTTTGGATGGAGTTATATTGCATACGACGCGAACGGGGAACAGATTGTTGACAAGCAAGGCGATATGATGGACGAAGAGGACTTGGAGGATATGGCCTACGATTTCGTCCTTTATTCACGTGAAGGGGGTGAAATGCACGTTCGTGGAGGCGTAGCAAAACTAGTAGAAAGCATGGTATTTACAAAAGAGAAACAGAGAGCACTGGGTATTCCAGAAGGAGTCGTACCCATCGGGCATTGGGTGGGATTTCGTATTGAAGATGATGAGGTATGGAAAAAAGTTAAGTCCGGTGAGTATTCAGCCTTTTCAATTGAAGGCGTAGCTAACCGAGAGGAGGTGGATTAAAGTGCCCTGGAAGCTCAAGAAGCCGCGCTTGCGAAAAATTGACCTGGTAGACAACCCAGCAAACCCCTTGGCAAAGGTGCTGTTTTTCAAGAGGGACGGTGAAAAGCCAATGAGGACTGAGGACGGTGTAAAGTTCCCAGCAGAGGCTTATGCATACGTACCCGATCCTGAAAAACCTAGCACCTGGAAACTTCGTCTGTGGGAGACTCCGGAGAAGAAAGAGACTGCTAGACAGGTGGGCATGGCTCTCGCTGCTTTGGGCCCAGGATTTCGTGGTAACAAGGTAGAAATTCCAGCCAGCGATCTTCCGAAAGTGAAGGCGAAAGTCCGAGCCGCCTGGAAGAAGGTTCACCCAGACGCGGATCCGGAGGATATGCCGGACGTTTTGAAGTCTGAGAAAGGCACGGAGGACGACGTTGCCCAGCTGGTGAACATCTTAGAACACACCGCGGAAAACGTCGTTGGAAAAGCTGGAAGGGTGATTTCTGCGGCTAACATGAAACGCCTAGAGCAAGCGCTCAAGGCGTTGCAAGAAGTTATTGAAGGTGCGATTAATAAGGAGGTTGATAAAATGGAGAAGTCAGTGGACGAAATTCTCGAAGGGCTTGAGGAACAGGAAGCCCAGGTAATTAAGTCGACAATTGAGGAGTTAGAGTCAAAGGTGACCGAGCTTGAGAAAAGACTAGAGGCCAGTAAGGAGCCTGAGGACAAGGAAGAGGACATCATGAAAAGCCTCCCCGAACCAGTTCGGAAGATGGTTGAAGAGGCACAGCGAAGAGCTGAGGAAGCGGAAAGGATTGTCAAAGCTGAACGTGAGAAACAAGCCCGCAAAGAGTATATCGAAAAGGCAGCTACCGAGTTTGATAAACTGCCTGTTAAGCCTGAGGAGTTCGGGTTGGTTCTTAAAGGGCTGGCTGAAAAAGCACCTGAGGAATATGAGAAACTTGAGGCTGTACTCAAGGCAGCAAACGAGGCTATTGCACAGAGCAAACTGTATGACGAGGTTGGGAGCAACGTGGCTTTAACTGAGGATTCCTTTGTGGGGCAGATCGAGGCGATGGTGGAAGGGTTGATTCAGAAGGATGCAAACATGAGCAGAACTGAGGCGTTGGCTAGAGTTCTTGCCAGTAATCCTCAGTTGTATGAAGAGTATCGCAAGGAAACTGCGGTAAAAGTTTGAAGGAGGTAGATATATATGGCTGTAGAACAGTGCGTATTCGATATGTCGTTTAAGGCGGAGAATGACCTAAGCTCAAAACAGTACTACCTTGTTGAGCTTAGTGGCACAGATCAGGTTGATGTCTGTGACAATGCCGGAGATAAACCCGTAGGCGTCTTGCAGAATAAGCCTACTGCAGGGGCTGCCGCGCAGGTTAGGGTGTTGGGAATTAGCAAGGTGGTTTCTGACGGCTCAAGTACAAATATTGCAGTCGGTGATTATGTAGGAACCGACGGTAACGGCAAGGCCGTCAAAAAGGCGACAGATACGGATCACGTTGTTGGAATTGCACTTGACGCGTCATCAGCAGACGGCACGGTTATTCGAGTATTACTGACCGGACCGTTCACGTTGAGTGTGTAACAAAATTTTAAGGAGGTAGATGAGTATGCCAAATCCTTTACCTAGCACTTTGCACGTTGATCAGTTGCTAACAAATATATCTATCGCCTACAAAAATCCTGAATATATTGCGGACCAGATATTTCCGATTGTTCCGGTTCAGAAGCAGTCGGACATAATTCCGCAATATGATCAATCACACTGGTTTAGAGATGAAGCCAAACTTCGTGCTCCTGGAACAAAGTCTGCTGGAGGAGGTTGGAAGGTAACTACATCCGCGAAGTACTTCTGCGATCGGTACTCGATTCGGAAGGAAATTTCTGACGAGCTTCGCAAGAATGCGGATGCCCCGTTCAACCTCGATCGAGATGCCACCGAGTGGGTGGCTGACAAGTTGCAGATGCGCCGGGAAGTTGCATTTGCAACAGACTTCTTCACAACCAACATTTGGGGCACAGATAAAGTTGGTGGTGTTGACTTCACCCAGTGGAGTGATTACGCTAACTCCAGCCCGCTAACTGACATCGATAGTTACAAGGACACGGTTGAAGGGCTGATCGGTCGTGAACCGAATGTATTGGTAATGGGCAAGGAAGTATGGCTTCAGCTTAAATGGCACCCGGATCTGGTAGACCTTATTAAGTATACCCAGGTAGGCCAAGTGACCATCGATCTGTTTAGGACGTTAACTGAGTTTGATAAAGTCTTGATCGGTCGGTCGATTTACACCACATCTGCGGAAGGTACTGCTGAGGCTTCAGTAACCTATAGCCGGATTTGGGGCAAGAATGCCTTGATGATTTATGTCCCGGATAGACCGTCGTTGCTTACCCCTGCCGCTGGGTATACCTTTGTGTGGCAAGTGGTTCCGAACGCCCTTCAGTACATCAAGCGCATGCGTGATGAAGAGCGGGAGGTTGACATCATCGAGGGTAACACCTACTTTGATCAGAAAATCACAGGCTCAAATGCGGGCTTATTCATGTCAGGGGCGGTGGCATAACGAATGACCAGGAAGAAAAGGTACTTCGCTAAGATTCCTTTCACGTATGGCGGTGTGAGGTTGGATAGAGGCCAAATAACTGAACTAGTGGGAGCCAGGAATGATGAAAAACTGGTTCGGTTGAATTTCTTTGGTGAGGTGCCAAAGAATGCGGAAACTTACAAGTGCGCTATTTGCGGGGCTGAATTTATTGGTCTCGCAGAGCGCACCCACCACGGGAACACTAAGCACAAGGACTTGACTCCTGAGGAAGAACTTAAAAACCTCGAACGGGAGGACAAACTGAATGAGCAGGTAGGGATAGGAAAAACCTAAGTTTGAGAGGTGAACTAGATGAACAGAGTGACTAAAGGGAGGGCACTTGTCGGTGCAATAACAACTGGAAAGATCACTATGGACAACGGCGAGACGATTGACAACGACACCGACGGGAAAATCAACATAACTGGCAAGCTAAATTGTACCGGGGATTTCTCGGTAGCCACTGACAAACTTACTGTTGCGGCGGCTTCCGGGAATACCTCCATAGCAGGAACGTTGTCTGTGACAGGGGCTGCAACTTTCTCGGCAAGCATAGGGATTGGAACATTCATCAATCTAACACCAGGTTCAGCTCCTGGTACTCCATCAGAGGGTGACATCTATTATGACGACACAGAGCATAAGCTGAAAGTTTACACCGGTTCTGCGTGGGAGACGATTACCTCCTCATAAGGAAGTGACTGAAGTTGATTACCCGTGAAATGGTGGAGCAGAGGTTAGCCCAGCTCAAGGCAGAACGCGACCAGCTGGTTGCTAACCTCAATGCCTATAACGGAGCAATACAGGATTGTGAGTATTGGTTATCTTTGTTAAAGGAGGATGGCGGTGATGACCTGGACGTACGACGATCCGTCGGCGAACGACAGGGATAAGGTTAGGTTGCTTATAGGTGATACTGACCAAACAGACCAATTGCTATCAGATGAAGAGATCACATACCTACTCGACGAATGGGGTACGGTATACCTGGCAGCGGCTCGGGCCGCAAAGGTTATCGCCGCCAAGTTCTCCCGTCAGGCAGACAAATCTGTAGGCGATTTGCGAATATCTCTAAGCCAAAAAGCTCAAATGTATATGTCCTTGGCGAATGACTTGGAGAGGCTAGCCATGACAACCTCTGTTTACCCGAGCTGGGAAGAGCCTGAAGAGGATGCTAGGTTTGAGGTTGGGATGATGGAGAACGATTCCACACTTACAGGTGAGGATGATGACTAATGCCCTTGGAACAGGATTTTTTGGAGTGGTTTAGTAGTACAGTCACGATAGAACCCTACACAGGGCAGAACCTATACGGCGAACCGGATTATGGCGACGCGGTTGAATACCCTGCCTTAATTCGGTACCGTACCAGGAAGGTCCTGGACAGAGAAGGGCGAGAGGTTGTTAGTTCAGCACAGGTTTACCTGAACGGCGATGTTGGTATCGATGTTAGGGATCGGATCACGTTACCGGATGGAACCTCGCCTGTGATAATTTCGATCGAAAAGTACCCGGATGAAACTGGGAATATACATCACAAGGTGGTGAACACATGAGTACTGCCACTATAAAGACTGCGAACGGTTATGACGGGACACAAAATGCCTTCGTTTTGTTGGATTTGTTAACTAAACGCTGTTTCGACGGTAATGTATATCATGGATATGTGAAATATACGATTGATGCCGAGGCGATTGCACATCTACAAATAAAAACGGGGGCTGCGGCGGTTTGCTTTATGTTTGAATCGATTGTGACCGACGGGGATAAGATGACGTTAAAGATGTATGAGGACCCTACAGTGACGGATGGGTCAGTGGCTGTCCCGCTAATCAATTGTAATCGCACCAGCTCGAACACGTCGTCTGTGAATGCATATTCTAATCCGTCAGGGGTTTCCGGCGGCACCCAGATTGACGAATTTTATGTAGGCGGAACTGTAGGGCAAAAAATAGTGGGTGGTGATGTGCTTGGAGTTCAGAAGCCGACCCGTCTCAAACCAAGTACCGATTACGTCATATCAATTACGAATGACGGCTCTGCGAGTAGCACAATACTGATAAGGTTTTCTGTAGTTGAGGGTTAGGGATAGTTTCGTTGGCTTAACAGGTTGTTACACCGCAAGGTGGTGAACATCTAGTGTATGGAGATATCAATGAAAATCAAAGGGACAGAGGAATTAAAAAGGCTGCTTAAGCAGTTAGGCGGCAAAGCTCGGGCCGAGCTCGGCAAAGCTCTATATACCGAAGGCCAGCTAATCAGGACCGATAGTATGCGACAGTGCCCTGTGGATACGGGTACTCTAAGAGGCACAGCATACATTGAGCAACCCAAGTACACTGCCAAAAGTATTATTGTGGAAATTGGCTACGGTGGACCTGCGGCACCTTACGCCGTGTACGTACACGAAAATCCTCGAGCAGGTAAAACTGGAGGAAAGAGCCCAAGTGGCAAACGTTACAAAACGTGGGCAAAGGTTGGGAAGTGGAAATACCTTGAGGACCCGGCCAAAGCAGCCGCTCCAGAAATGCCTCGTAGGATAGCGGCACGATTACGAGAGGTGATGAGATAAGGTGTTACTTGATGACATTGCGCTGTATCTAGAGACCCAAGGAGTTGGAACGTGTGGGACAGACATCTTTGCTGGCACAATGCCCTCCCAGCCTAATAACTGTATTGTGCTGTATGAATATGCAGGTTACCCCAGGTACTTGGTTTGGAACGGGGAACGGCCTGGACTTCAGGTCAGGGTACGGAATACAAGTTACTCAGCAGGACGGACCAAGATTGAGGAAGTTGTTCAGACGTTGCATGGAGTATGTGAATATACTGCTCCCTCGGGAGTCAGGTATTTGTTGATCAGAGCCGAACAAAGTCCTGAGAGTTTAGGTCAGGACGATAATGGACGTTTTGAATGGGTTGTAAACTTTGATGTAATAAAGGAACGACATTCGATTTAAGGAGGTAGATTCAAATGGCACAAGCGGCATATGCAAAAAAGGTTAAGGTGGGAACTTCTGGTAGTGGTACCTGGGATGATGTACCTGCAACAACAGCAACGCTGAATCAGGGCGGTGACATATTGGACGACACCGACCTAGCTACCAACGCTGGTTTTCGCAGCAGGATCCTGGGCCTACATGATTGGTCTGTATCCATAACAGCAAACTGGGATGGCAGTGATGCCGCATTGCAAACGATTAGGGATGCATGGTTGAACAGGACAGACCTATATGTACAGTATCTGCCTGATGGCGAGGTAGCCAACGGCTTCCAAGGCAAAGTAGTTGTTGAGAATTTCAACCTGTCAGGTGATGTTGGCGGACTAGAGACTGTCGAGATTAGCCTCCAGGCCGATGGCGCGTTGAGCGCGGCCAGCTAAGAGGTGAGATGAGATGGCTAGAGCAGGGTACTTGACTACTGTAAGGCGAGGTGGGACCTCTACTGCATTTACAGATGAGCCTGCCTCCCTCGTATCTGGAAAAACTTATCAAATTGACGACATCACGAAGCGAATTTGGGACAGGACCGTGGCAGTAACAGTCTATGATGATGGAGTACAGGTTGACTCGGCTGATATAGACACCATTGACTACCTGTTCGGTAAGGTTATCTTTGCAGACAGCTATACCGTAACAGGTCCGGTTACCATTGACGGCAATTACCTGCCAACTGAGGTTGTAGCGCAGGCAAACGGATACGATCTTAACCAAAGTAGCACGGTTCTTGATGATACTGATTACGAGACAGCACAGGCGAACGGTGGTTTCAGAAGCAGGCAACTCGGGATGCATGATGTTAACGTTACAATCCGGCGTTTTAACGATTTGACAAAGACGTTTGCAGACCTGTTGGCAAACCGCACTCCTGTGCTAATTGAAATTCGTCCTGGCGGGTCCGGTGACTACTTTAGGGGCTGGTTTGTCCCTGAGTCTGTAAATGCCAGCGGCGATATAGACGCGCTTGAAACAGAGGAACTGTCCTTCCAGCTTGACGCGGACAAGACAAGCGATGCGGCATATGTCGCATTTAGTTGGGGAACTTAAGGAGGTAGTGTGAATGGCTGAGAGAAAAAAGAGCATGCGTGACATACTTCGCGCCAAAACGGTCGGTGCGAAGAAGCAGTTCAAGTCCGAGATAATTGAATGGAACGGTGAAAAGTTCGAGATTCGCGAGCCGTCGGTACGTCAGCGTGCCAAAATTCTTCAAGCCTCAGGGGCTCAGTCTTTGGATCCCAACGATATTGATCTCGCAAAGTTTCAGACACTTGCTGTCATATACTGCACCTATATACCTGGGACGAACGAACGGGTATTTGAGGAAGGGGATCTAGAGGCTCTAATGGAGATGCCTTCAGGAACGTTTGTCGACGATTTTGCACAGATAGCGTTTAAGTACCTAAACGTTCAGCCTGAGGTGGCGGCAAAAAACTTCGCAGAGACAAAGAGCGACAGTTAATATTCAGGATTGCCAAGGAGCTAGGCAAGTTTGCGTGGGAAGTAGAGGAAGAGATGCCAGTGTCAGAATTTTTCGAATGGGCAGAGTATTTCAAACTTGAATATGAGGCTGAGAAGAAGGCGGCTCAACAGGCGAAGAATAGAGGGCGAAGGAGGTAATCTTGATGGCTTTCACAGTGGCAAAATTGAATGTGTTACTGTCAGCTAATTCCGTAGGTTTCAATCGCGAGTTGCAAAAGGCTTCAAAGCAGCTGGATAATTTTGCCAAAAAGGCAAGAGAAGTTTCCAAAAAAGCTGCCATTGCTCTGGCGGGTATATCGGGTGCTGGGATATACATGATCAAGGTTGCCTCTGATGCCCAAGAACTCAGTAACGTTATCAACAAAACCTTTGGTAGCATGGCAGATGATATAGACAGCTGGGCGAACACGCTGAGTAAACAGGTCGGGCGGTCAAGGTACCAGCTACGACAATTCGCAGGTACAGCCGGTGCAATGCTCAAACCTATGGTAGGTAGCACCAAGCAAGCAGCCGAAATGTCAAAAACTATAGCCCAGTTAGCTGTGGATATGGGCAGCTTCTTCAACGTAGCGGATGAAGAGGCATTCGCCGCATTGAGAGCTGGACTTGTAGGCGAAACCGAACCACTCAGACGGTTTGGCATCGTGTTAACTGAGGCTCAGCTCCAGGCTTATGCTTTAGCTGAAGGTATTGGCAAGAGTGTAAGAGAGATGACTGAAGCTGAGAAGGTGACACTTCGGTATAACTATATCCTGGACAGGACGGCTGATTTGCACGGCGATGCACGTGATACAGCTAACAGCTTCCAAAACCTGTTGAAAGGTCTTAGTGGCGACATCAGGAATATAGCGGAGGATTACGGCGTACGTCTGCTTCCCGCGGCAGAGGAAGTGCTCAAAAATGTGAGGGACCTAGTCAGGTGGTTCGGAGACCTTGACGACAAGACAAAGGACAATATTGTCCGCATAGGTGCAATAACATCGGCAGTCTTGGGTGCCGTAGTGGCATTTGGTTTGCTTGTCACGGCGGCAAGCGCCGTGGTAAAGGGAATTGTCCTGCTGGGCGGTGTGTTTGGGATAATAACTAGTCCAATCGTACTGGGTATAGGAGCTATTGCCGCAGGAGCGACGTTGCTTTATACAGCCTGGACTGAAAATTGGGGTGGCATACAGGAGAAAACGCTTGCTGTCTGGCGGACGATAGAGCCTATCTGGGACACGGTAACAGAGGACATCAAGGTTGTTTGGAAGTGGACTGCTAAGCAACTCGGTAACGCATGGGATTGGTTAAGTGGTCCAGCCTGGTCCTGGATAAAAGATACAGCTTGGCCTGTACTCAAAGAAAGTTTTTCAGCAGCTTGGCGATGGGTGGCAAAGCAAGCGGGTAATGCGTGGAGTTGGCTATCCGGACCCGCTTGGGACTGGATAAAGGATGTTGCGTGGCCAAAGATAAAAGAGAGCTTTAGTGCGGCATGGCAATGGACTGCAAAGCAAGCCGGAAATGCCTGGGCATGGTTATCAGGTCCGGCATGGACGTGGGTTAAGGATACAGCATGGCCCAAACTGCAAGAAAGTGCCAAGACTGTATGGAACTGGGTAGCTAAACAAGCAGGTAACGCATGGGACTGGTTGTCAGGACCAGCTTGGACTTGGATTCGGGATACTGCATGGCCGAAATTACAGGAAAGTGCCAGGACTGTATGGCAATGGGTTGCCAAACAGGCAGGAAATGCCTGGGAATGGTTGACAGGCCCGGCGCTCGATTTTGTCAAGGACCCCTCTTTCGAAAAGTTAAAAGAAGGCTTCGAAACAGTATGGAGATGGATAGTGGATAGGAAAGACGAGGCGCTTAATTGGGTAAAAGAAAACGTTATTCCATGGCTTGACAAAACTGCTGAAACAACCTGGCGAATAGTAGTTGAAACGGTCGAAGAGGTAACCCCCGGGGTAGTTGGAAGACTGAGAGGTTTGCGTGAATGGATACAAGAGCGTAGACAGGAAATTCGTGAAATGGCGAAGCAGGAAGGGATTGGGATTTGGGAAGCGTTCGGTGTTCTTACCGAAGCAGAAGGAAGGGGTAAAATTCCCGGTCTGGTGGAAGTAGGTGTAAATATCGCATCGATTATAAAGGAAGGCTTCCTGCTTGCATGGGATTTTACGGCTCTTCTTGGCGACATAGGGGTTGAGACGGTAGCTGGAATAACGCGCAAATTCATAGAGCTAGGCAATACAATAGCCAACAGCATCATGGAAGGCATACAGGAAATTTTCAACTGGGAAAATCTCAGCACGTTCATACTTGACATCATCCCGGACTGGATAAAAGATGCCGTTGGTGGGGTACAGGGCGCATTTCAGAAATTTGTTAATTGGCTAACCGGTGCAGAGAAGCACCATGAGGGCGCAATTCTTCCTGGTACTTCAGGACCGGATCAATTTCTTGCTCTCTTAGCTCCTGGTGAGGCTGTTGTGCCGGCAAAGGCAGTACAGAAGGGATGGCCCGGTGTTCTGGCGTGGTTTAGGGAGCAAGGAGTACCGGGCTTCCAGGCAGGTATGGTGCCGACAGTTACTACCGGTAATCCTGAGATTGACTCACAACTTAGGACTGCTTCAACCTGGATTCAGGATATTAGCCGGACGATGAACACAATGTTCGCCGGAATCAAAGACGCAATAGTTGGCTTTTTCACGATGTTGGGTGATCTACTGCTTGGGTTGGTGGATAGACTGTTCCCAGCGAAGTGGAGAGAAATAAGCGCAGAGGAATATAGGTATCTATATCTCACACTCGGGGAAGCGGCTGGGGATTTGCTGAAGAAAGAAGGAGGCAAATATTACCTTAAAACTCAGGCAGGACTGGCAGACAACATACGTGCATTCTGGGAGGACATGAAGGCAAGGTTCACCGGTATTTTGGAGGCTTTTGATAGTATGGGGCAAGCTGCAGAAACCGGCACTCAAAAGCAAGAAGATAACACAGAGGCGGTTGAAGAAGCAACAGGCTTTTTCAAACAGTTGACGGAAAGTATAAGAGGGTTACCTGGTAGGTTCAAGGAGCTAAATGATCAAATCAAAGCGATGAAATTTGAAGATTGGGCTAAACATGCAAAGAGTTTTGTCTACACTTTAGCTGATACGCTAAGGCAGTCCTCAAACGCAATAGCGCGCGGCTTTGGAGATATAATATCGTTCGTAATGCTTGCATTTGAGGACCTACAATCCGCCATCGGGGCTGTCGTGAATGCCATTGCTACATCGGTAGGTAGGCTACTGAGCGGTGATTATGCCGCCGAATTTCGTGGTATGACGGCTCGTGGAGTGGAGATGTTCCCTAAGCTCGGCGAAATGTTCAAAAACTTTAGAGAGTGGGACAAGAACCTAGATAGTTTAATCAGAAAACAGAAAGCTATTGATGTAGCCACTGTGGGTGGTGGATTAGCAGGAGGACTGCTTGGATTCTTCTTAGGTGGTCCAATTGGTGCGCTCCTAGGAGCCGGTCTCGGAGCGTTCGGTGGTAGAGCTGTGGCTCAGGCTAACCTGGGTCCTCAGATTGAAGAGCTGAAGAAAAAACTTGGGGATACATTACAGAAGATTAAAGAGGTTCTCGGAACAACGATAAGTGATATAGCGCGGAGCTTGGCGTCCGCATTCTCAGCTGAAACCTACGACGATTTTGTCAGTGGTTTTGCGAGAACGTTAAGGGAGCAAACTCAGAGAGCTTTAATAACAGCCTTTATGGCCTCAGAGACGGTCAGGCCGTTACTCGAAAACCTGTCTGATATTATCACCTTTGCTGTAGAGGATTTTAAGATAACGGCTGAAGAACAAGCAGGTATTGAGAGTGCCTTTGAGCAGATAGTTGAGACAGCGAAACCTTTCTATGAGGCACTGAAGAGTCTGACTTTTGCTTCGGAGGACGCGGCTGATGGGATGGATAAAGTTTCCGGGGCTTTACGCAATATTCCTTCAGGTTTCAAGGTAGCACTTCGGCGCTTTCAGGTAGCACAGCCTAGATACAGCGCAGAATTATTTGTAGATCAAACCGATGTAATGACTTCGGGAGCAAAAGAGACAACGGTAATAATTAACTTTAACGGGGACGTTTATGGCACGGATGACTTCGAAGGTAAGATCGAAGAGGCTGTAGACAAGATAAAGCAAAACGTAGGCTTAACCGAGTACGGTCTTACTACTGCTTAGGAGGCGATAATATGTTAGTCAGAGAAGTCTTGAGTGAGATTCAAATGCTGGAGAAGAGAATCAGTGAGGTTAACGCTGCAATTAGTTCGATTGACACGACAAACATGTATGCTATTCAGGCACTGGAAGACAAGAAGGCAGAGCTTCAGGCAAGAGTTGACGGGCTAAAGAGCCTGGAAGTTGTGGTAGAGGATACGGCTACAGCTTAGGACGGTGATAGTAGGTGGAAACTGCTGAGTTCAAATTCGACGGAAGTTTAACAGGCAAAAGACCCGGTGGGGCTACTGTAAGTCCCACCTTTACTCCCGGCATGGCATACACAGCAGGCAAACTCAACGAAGCCCTGCCTATCATAGGCAAGGGTGGCAGCACAGTAGGGGATACGTTTACCTTTGACAGGGGTAATCCTATTGGTGGTAGGCTGAATCTGCTTACTGAGAATCAGAGTAGTATAGAAACAGATACGAGCGGATTTAAAAGTCTTCTTGGAGCGACATTGACGAGAACTACTTCTGAAGCGAAATTTGGGAATGCTAGTTTACAGGTTGAAACACCGGGGGAAGTTCATAGAGAAGGTGTATCTATAGACCCTTATGTTGTCGCATCTGAAGGGGAAACTTATACAGGGAGTGTGTATATAAAAGGTGCTGGTGAACTTCTTGTCTTGTTGCAATTCTATGATTTATTAGGCGCTTATATAAGTCAGGCTGTAAAGCCTATTACTGTAACAAGCGACTGGCAACGTATAGATGTTACGGGTGTAGCTCCCTCAGGTACAGCGTATACAGAGCTTATAATAAGAACAGCGGAAAACAATCCTCAGGCAGTCACTTTTTACATTGACGGTTTACAAATCGAACAAGGCCCTCTCACCCCCTGGCACTTAGGCGGTACAAGCTGGACGTGCAACTATGAGCATTTCAACACGGCGCAGGGGACGATTAGCTTCTGGATTAAGCCGTTCTGGGATGGGGATGATGGAAATTATTATAGGTTACTGTATAACGCAAAAAGTGGCGGAGATGAATGGTTTTCAATTTATAAGGCTGAAAATAGTATCCTGTATGCTACATTTAGAGTTGGTGGTGTGAGCAGATTTGTATATGTTAACATATCAAGTTGGAACGCTAATACTTGGCATCATATACTTGTGCGTTATAATAACCACGCACCAGTTACAGGCACTAAACTGTTGGACATGATGGTGGATGGTACTAATGCAAATATCAGCTACAATAACGTCGAAAGTGGTGTTGATAATTGGTTAGCGTTTGAACCTAGCACTACTATTTATCTTGGAACAGACCAAATTAGACGTTATTCGATAAATTCTTTAATAGACGACTTCTGCATCTGGGACGAAGTCCTCTCCGACGAAGACGTAGCCAAAATTTACAACGCAGGAGTAGGCAATACAGCGGACGTGGTAGCAACCGAGAATCTCAAAGCCTACTTCAAACTTGACGGTAGTGGTAAACTGGTAGATGGTCTCAACAGCGGTCTCGGCAGTAGTGCTAGTAGTGTGTGGAGTACAGATAACCTAATACAGGATGGTCACATGGAAGATGCAGGAGTTGGCTATTGGACTGGTGTTGGCGCTAATTTGAGCAAAGATACTAGCAATCAATTATTTGACACACAGTGCCTTGCTGTAGAAGCCACAACAGGAAACGGATATGCTACAAAGGGTTTTGCTGTATCTGAAGGTGAAAGCTATACGTTAACTGTTTGGTATAAAAGTGGGGAAGTTGGAGTAGAAACAGGGATTAGAATTCAAGATGTTACTCATGGCCAATATATTCGTTCAAACGGCTACCAGAGTAACATAGAGTGGGAGAAATACAGTACGTCATTCGTAGTCCCTAAAGGGTGTACTGAGATTGCCATACGGTTAATTTCTAGATATGCTGGAGATATAGCCTACTTCGACCGAGTGTCTCTTGTTCCCAACAAGGTCTCAAACGGCGGCTTCGAGTACTTCAACGAGCCTAACTTTCCAGAGACTGTGGGGCACTGGCGGTTTAACGAAGATACTACAGACGAATCGGGTAACGGCAATACCCTAACCCTAGCAGGTAGTCCTACATACACGACAGGGTACAATGAGCCGTTTAACACAGCCCTCCAGCTTAACGGCGTGGATCAATATGCATACATTAGCGATGCAGCGCAGGTTGGACTGGATATGGGGACGGATAGTTTTACTATTACTGCTAGGGTTGCGGCGGATAACTGGATTAGTGATAGCACTAGAAGGTTGGTGAGTAAAAGGCTTGGTGGCCGAGGATATATATTCTATATTAGTAATACTAATAAATTGCGTATGACTCTTGGTGATGATAACGGTCATAATACGTTTTATGAGAGTCCCTCTCTTAATGGATATGTAACAGATGGTGAATATTCTCACTTGGGAGTTGTATTAGATCGTAGTAACAACACCTTGCAATTTTATATTAATGGGCAAGCTTTTGGGTCTCCACATGATATTTCCTACATTACTGGGTCTTTAAGTGTATCTGCAGATTTCAAAATAGGTGTATTAGATGGGGATGATTGCTTCGCAGGCAAGATTGACGAAATCCACATTATCAAACGCGCCCTGAGCGCCAGCGAGATACAGCAGCTGGCTGGGTGTGCGAATGGGTGGAAAACTGCTGGGGCGGTTTCCGCGGTTACTAAATCTACGGATGCTTATAGTGGTTCATCAAGTCAATATGTGCAATGTAACGCCGGAGGAATTATACAAGATAACCCGCTACCCGCTGGATATAATCTTGTGATTGCTAAACTAAAAATAATTTCAGGAACTGTAACTATACGTGAGGGCAATAGTACAGAATATTCAAGAGTGATTACTGCAGCGGAAAATGGAGGAACATGGAATACATACGCCTTAGTGACAAACTATGCATATTTAGGCGATCTTTATATTCGTGGTGATAGCAATGCCGAATTTTATGTTGATGATATTTCCGTTATCCCCCTCTCCTCCATAGATGCAACCGCTACCCCTGCAACGGAGGCTAACAGCTACGTTGACGGCAAATGGGATCAGGCGTTGCAGGTGAGTTATGGGGATGCACTGGAGATACCTACGGCAAATATACTCAAAGCTGAAGCTGGGGGTATAGGGCTTTGGATGTATCTGGAGGATGAAAACTTGGCTGATGATAGGTGCATTATTGAGGCATTTAGGGATTATAACGATGTGCTCTATGTTAAAATTATGGGGGGCAGAATTTCTTGGACTTTTTCTATAAACGGAGTAGATTATTCAGGGAACAGCAGTATTCTTGAATGGATACCCAAAACATGGTATTACATTGCTATTACATGGAATCTTAACACAGGGCTATTCAGAATTTATCGCGATGGAACTTCTGTTGTTGACACAGCAGTAAGCGGAACATGGACGTTACCGAGTACAATTCATGTAGGTGTTCACAGACTGGAGGATAGAGAATGGGCTAACGCCCGCTTTGATTATCTTGAAACGTGGGATCATCAGCCGTCTGATGAAGAGATCAATTTGCACTATACACGCAGTTACATAGCTAAATTCGGGATTATGGAACTCCCAGTGCATCATGCAGAAGAACTGACGCCAGAACTTTATGCTGATGAGGATGTAACAGATGGTGGCGTCCGGAGACGAGATGTCACAGCGATGCTGAGACGCTGGGAACTGGAACTGCGCTATCTCACGCAGAAAGAGGCGCAGGCAATACAGGACTATCTTAAAAGTATTCTGTATGCCGCCGAAGATTTTTGGCTCGATGAATTTGGCGATGAATCTAACACGGTTAAGGCTTATATCGACCCGCCAAGCGCAACAAGGGTACAGTTTGGTGCAAAAGCAGGCTGGGAGAACAAAGGACAAACCCTGCGACTGGTTGTGAAGGAGCAAGAAATGGGGTGATTGAGTGAGTGTGCTCATTCCTCGTAATAGACAGATACATAGCAAACTCGAGATTTTGCGTCCCGATAACACTACTTGGGTAGACGTAACAAAATGGCTTGTCGGAGGCGTAAGAGTAAGCACAGGAAACGTTAGGCAGGTCGGCACCGGATCATCCGGTGTCGATTCACGTGTACGGAGAATGGAGTTTGCACTACTGAACGAAACAGCGGCGTCGTTTTCTCCCCAGGTACAGGACAGCACGTGGAATCAGTTTGGTGGCCAGTATTCTCCGCTACTCTGGCCGAATCGTGAAGTGCGCTTTCAGGTAGCTGTTACAAGTCCGGGGGCATCACCTACTAGCGGTGACTGGGTAACGTTATTTCACGGTTACCTGGGCGATGTAATTCGACCTGTCCGAAATAAAGGGCAGTCTAGGGTTGTGTGTAGTTGTCGGGACCTGGCCAAAAAATTAATGGACAAATATATTATTACTCCTGCAAGCTACGGCTCTGCTGAGGGTGTGCCGGCAGAGACTGTCATACAACAGATATTGGATGACAATTTCGGTGCCGGTACGATACCGCTATACTGCCCTGTAAGTCCTGGGTTCAACATTACCTCGTACGATGTTGAATATGTATCGGCCTGGGATGCCGTTCAAAAGGTGGCTATGCAGATAGGGTGGTATCTAGGTTACCTTTGGGACTCCGGTACTGAACAGTTCAGACTTACATTAATTGAGCCTGACAGAGAAAAAGCCACGGCAGACTACGACCTGGCAAATACTGATGACATTTATGCTGAGGAGCTGGACATAACTGACCGGGACGTCCGGAACGCAATAACTGTCACGTATAGAGACGCAGCCACAGGGGAACGCGTTACACTTAAGCCGGACGACTATCCCACATACTTGCTAGACCAAACGTCGATTGATAGTTACGGGCGAAGGGACTGCCAATTTGAAGAGGCTGACACCTCCCTGATAGATACACAGCAGGAAGCTCTTGACTTTGGATATACAGCTTTGCAGGACTTGAAGGACTTACCTGGAACAGTCCGGCTTGATATGCCATTACTGCCAGGTCTAGACATTTTCAACACAGTGCAAATCATTAATCCGAATATATCTACTGACCCACAACTGTATGGGATTGTTAGCGTTGAGCATGTAATCAGCAAGAACAAGGCGCGTACCTATGCCGTTGGTGCCGGCCGTGTGATAGGTGCCCACAAACTGTGGCTAAAGAAGGAAACTCGGCCGGGCGCAAAGAAACCTGTCGAAACGGGTGAAATATCGCACGATGCTATTGATGCTGATCGAATACAGGAACAGGCGATTGAACTGGGAAAGTTTTCTGATAGGCTAAGACCTGTACAAATTGTAGATTCACTGCCGTCCCTGCCCAATTCAGATTATCCGCAAGGTGCCGTTGTATTCCTCACAAGCGAAAATAAGCTGTACCGTTCTACGGGGACTGCCTGGACAGCAGAAGTACCAACGGCGGATTTAGATGGGGAGATAACGGAAACACAGATTAGCGACGATGCAATCTCCACACCGAAATTGCAGGCTGGGGCTGTTACTGGTGTGAAGATAGCAAGCAAAACTATCACAGCCGAAAATCTTGCCGCGGACTCGGTTACAGCTGGCAAAATAGCAGCTGCCACAATTACTGCGGATAAATACGCGGAAATTAGAAATGTTTTACCTTACAATGACACGGATTATATCGGCGCGGGCTATCCAATCGAAGTGGATTTTTATATACCCAGTGAAACAATTCGGATTGAGAAGGTATTACTAACAGCAAAAGCTCTACCTTTCCGTAGTTACGCAACCACCAGTATAGGTGGTGGCGGTACTACCTCCGAATCATCGCTTGATGACGCAATAACTTTTGAAGTGTGGGGTGCCTCGGAAGACCCATTCCTCATTGAATCTGAACGCGATGCATATGATTGGCCCAATACGGACCAGGAAACAGACTATGCAACAACAGGATTACCTTTAACGTTAGAACATACGGTGAATGATGAAGGACACTCGCATTCTGTGAATGCAACTGCCTCAGGAACGGGTTCGCACCGGCATTCAATTAGTGAACACTCACATAATTATTATGTGCCCCCCAGTACAACAGAGGATGCATCGCCTACTGACCCGCATAAACACTCGATAACAACTACTATAGGTGCAACTAGTCAGGTATCCTTGAATACGAGCTGGGACGGCTATCATTCCCACACAGTAACAGGGAGCGCTGATATTAATACCACAGGAATAACCGTAGACGCACATGAATTAACTGAACCAAACGACGGGCAAGGTCACAAACATACAATACCTTACACCGCGATACAGCAAGATCATCGACACATCGTAAATATTGGGCATGGGCACGTGATAAATATAAGCCATACACATGATATACCTCCACATTCACACAGCATGACACAGTCAATTATTTTGGGTACTACGCCAGATGGAGTGAAACTGTATTGTGATGATGGGGCAGGTTATGATGCAGGGCAGGCACTAGCCACAGCGCCAGACAGTACAACACCGTATGTCCTGTGTGAAGAGTTGGATATTACAAGTAAGTTCTCTGGTACAGGCTGGAAACGCATTAAGTTTGACAACACTACAAGGTTGGGAAGAATTTACTATCAGCTAATCGTGAAAGTAGACCTTACTGCTTAAAAGGAGGATTGTAATGGAACGGCTTAAAACTTTTGATGTAAACCGTAAAGGAGAAAAGATGGAAATTGTTGAGACAGTGGAGCGGAGGCAGGAAGTCATGTTTGATGAGACAACGCTTAAAAACAGAATGGAAGCGCACAAAAGAAATGCACAGCATTACCAAAGTTTAGCGGATGCAGAACTTGAAAAGGCCAGAAAATATGAACAGCTTTTGACAGAACTTAATAATACATCAGTTGAGGAGGTGTAAAAGGATGTTATTTAATAGACGTAAAAACAGGATGGAAAAACAACCTACGGTACAGAATGAAGAAAAATCAAAAAAGACTATTGAAATTGAAGATCGTGGAGTGCCTTTCATCGTTCTTTACGCAGATGGGAACCCTCGTTTTTATGGAATGAACGAATTTCAAGTTATTGGCGTTCTTGAATCAGAACTTGAGTACTTCCGCATGTGGCGAAAGAAGCAGTTTGAGGAATTTCTGAACGGACAGGAGTGATGCTTATGACCGAGGTAAATGGACGCATCGAATGGCTCAAGGAGGACCTTGACAGCTTTAAGGCTGAGATGAACGGTCGTTTTGACAGACTAGAGGAGCGGATTCGGAAACTCGAAGTCATGCAGTTTCGGATACTTCTTACAGGAGGAGGTGCAGGAATAATCATCGGTAGCACAGTCACAGCCTTAATAAATTTATTGGTCCGGGGGTGATATAATTTATACGCTTATTAATGCTTCAATGATTATCATGGCGTTTGGGGGTGAAAATGTGTGCGCTGAGGTGAGTTCTGACAGGGCCAGATTTGAGCAGTTAATAGGTATTGTGTTAATTCATGAAGGTGGGTATGTTTGCGACCCATCCGATCCGGGTGGTGAAACTAAGTACGGAATTTCAAAACGTGCTTACCCTCACTTAGACATCCGCAATCTGACGCTTGAACGAGCAAAAGATATTTATTACCGCGATTGGTGGCGCAGGTACAGAATCTATCAGCTTAAAGACGACCAGATCGCAGCGAAGGTTCTGGACCTATGCGTTAACGTCGGCGCACGAAATGGAATAGCAGTTTTACAACGCGCGCTTCATGCAGTTGGATACCAGCACGTTATCATTGACGGAGTTATAGGACCTCAGACGTTAGGCGCCGCCAATCGTGCTAACCCAGAAGCCCTCATAGCAGCACTCAGAGCTGAGGCAGCATGCTATTACAGGCAGTTAGTCCGGTCCAACCAGACGCTGACAAAGTTTGAAAAAGGTTGGATGAGGAGAGCTTATTCCTAATTCGAGAGGAGGTGCACAAAATGGAGATTGATTGGGGAATGGTAGGACTAAAAATAGTGGAGACGTTGTTACCTATCGTTATTGCTCTGGTTATTGCCGCTTTGAATTATGGAGTTATGTACTTGAGGAGGCAAATAAGCAAACTAGAGAACGACACCCTGAAAAAGGCAATAGGTGATGCGCTCACAGAAGCCCAAACCGTAGGAATTGAGGCGGTGAAGGCAACTCAGCAGGTTTTTGTAAACGAGATAAAGGAAAAGTCAGAGGATGGAAAACTGACTAAAGAGGAAGCAAAACAGGCGATGAAGATAGCAAAAGAGTATTTTATGAGTCACATTTCAAAACACAGTTTGAAAATCCTCCAGGCAGCTATAGGTCCAATAGAGGATTGGCTTGAAAGTTTCCTTGAGGCAAAAGTGTACGATTTGAAAACCTTCACAGGACAGGAAGTGGTTATCCCTTTATCCTCATTGGAAGGCACCGAATAGGTGGTGTAACTTACGGAATTTCT